TTCTTCTGCTATCTTGCAGTAGTCGGGTTCTTTTTCTATTAAAATGAAGTTTCTTTTTAAGTTATGGCACGCCACGCCAGTTGTTCCGCTTCCAGCACAATTATCTAAAACAGTATCTCCCTCGTTGGTTTAAGTTTTAATTAGGTATTCAAATAGGGCTACTGGTTTTTGAGTGGGGTGGAGTCCGACCTCGCAATTAAACTTTTGCCAACTTGACGGTAATCTTAATTCGCCATAAATCTTTCCCTCCTGTAATACCACACCCCCATAATTTTCACTTGCCGTTGAGGGATTTATAATAGTCTTAACTCTCGCCTTCCCTGATTCTGCCCGTTCTTGTTTAATGGGGTTATATTTTGGTAATTTCTTATAAAAAACAAGGATATTCTCGTGTTCTTTAATCGGCATTTTATTGGCAAGTGCAAAGTTGCTACCTCTATTTTTTATCCACATCCATTCATATCTAAACATATCAGGATTACTCATTACCAATGCACTCGTAAAAGGTTGTGATGCTGTTAAAACTATCGCCCCGTTGTCTTTTATTATTCTTTTATATTGCTCCCATAGTGGTTCAAATGGAATAATTGTATCCCACTTACAGGCTGTTGTTCCAGTTAGCCGTAGGGGAGGTCGGCAAGTATCATATCGACACTTTTGTCTGCCAAAAACTTCATAGCTTGAAGGCACTCGCCTTGTATCAAGGTATTTGGTTTCACCTCCCCTACGGTTGTGAGTTGTTCTAATTTGATTATATTCATAAATAATATTTTATATTTCGTTTTATTTTTTCCCACTCGACCTGTGGAATATTCACTTTTGCTCTGTTCTCTAACCAAGAGATAAACTGTAAATTATCTAGTAGCAGGCTCCCTCCGTTTGCTTTCGCTTCTATGTGGTCAAGAGATGGCTTTATCCACTTATCACTCGTCTTTTTATATTCAGAAAATAAATGATTAAACTTCTCATCCGCATAGAATTTTTCAATAAACTTCTTGTATATTTCAGTATTAAACCCTCTATAATCTCTCTCTCGTGCTATTGACCTGTTAAGATATTTTAATTTTTCTATATCTTCAAATTGTTTTAGCCAGTCAAGGGAAACATCATATTTTAGGTGAGCTTTCATATTTTTAAGAATATGGTCTCGGCTCATTTTCTTTCCTTTTGACCAAGCAGTTATTTTACCACTTTGGTATAATTTTTTTCTTGTAGCACTAATTTTATTTTTATGCTCTTGTGTAAATTTTTTTAATGTATTCCTTCTTGTTATCTTTACTCCATTTTTTAGAAGTATCCTTTTTATTTTATGATGGTCTGTCTTAAATACCTCTGATAAGTGTCTTAATGTATATCTATCATTTTTATACATTTCTACTATTTTATTTTCATTCATATAATTGATATTACTTATTATATTATAAGTATATCATATAGTAGTTGGGATGGTCAAGGTAAATCGCACAATATCATATCAATGCTTTTGTCTGGTAAATCAGGCATAATGTCGAGGCAGTCGCCACATATTATTTTATTTAAGTATTCTTCCATATTTTAAGCTGCATACTATTGGTTACAAGCTTAATTCTTTGATTACTTCTCTTAAATAACTCTCGGTTAATTTACAATCTATTCTTCGCTTCTGGTCTAGTCTTTTTAGCTTTTCTTCTCCTAGCCATAATGCTATTTGGGTGTGTAATGCTCCTGCGTGCTTGGCATTATCATCGTGGATTTGACGATGTTCTGCGATTGTTACTGGCACAGCGTTATCGGGGTCGTATCTGGTGTTGTTTGAATCTGATTTATAGATATAATGGTGTATCGCCTGTGTAGGTTCTCCGCTTATGGCTGAATATGGGTATATTTCTTTGTATTTGATTTGGTAAAGCTTATCGGCTTTGTTCTCTAGTTTTGTTTTGGTCTTGCCTGAATCACTTAACATCTTGGTATGTTTGGCTTTTAAATGTTCTCTGCTGTATTTTATGGCACACTTTGGGCTACAAACGAGCTGTAAGGGTCTTTCTGGGGTGTATTTGTCCCCACATACTTTGCAAATTTTTTGTTTCATAATAACGGTGGTTGTAAATTCTTTAATCGTTGTTCAGCTATCTTGCAGTATTCTTCACTTATTTCGACGCCGATGAAGTTTCTGTTTAGTTGTTTGCAGGCAGTCAACGTTGATCCTGATCCTGCAAAGGGTTCTAGTATCGTTTGCCCCTCTGTTGTCAGCGTGTTTATTAAATGCTCAAGTAATTCATTTGGTTTTTCGTTCGGATGTGTTAGCTTGTCAGCACTTACTCTTTGAAAACTTAATACTGACTTGGGTCTTTTGTTAGGGAACTGAAATTTACCTTTGACCGCAAACCATATTGTGTCGTGTTGTGGAGCGAAACTGGCTTTAATATCTCCCATACCGTGTACTTGTCTATCCCAAATGATCTGCGATTTGATTGTCCATCCTGCTAATTCGATTGATCTTTTGAAATCTTGATCTACATCCCATCGGCTAAAACATATCAGCGAACCGCCATCTTTTGTTACCCTATAACCGTCATACAACCACCAGATGAACGGTAATTTATCGTTGGCAATCTTCGGCTTCCATTTTGCTTTATCAGTCCGCCAGGCGGACTGGAAGTTTATTCCATACGGAGGGTCAGTCAAAACTAAATCAACACACTTATCGGGTAGTTTTTTCATCACCTCAAGGCAATCCCCACATATAATTTTGTTCAGATACTCATTCATTATTTCCTTTTTGTCTTCTGCTTCATCCTTTGATGACTCCCATCGGAGTAAGCTCGACCAAAATTTCCACTAAGTCTTGCTGGTTTTCCATAACAATATCTATGTCTTTGTATGCTCCGCTGGCTTCGTCTAAGTCCTTTTTGCCTCTTATGGCGTGCAATATGCCTTGGTCGTCTAGCTTTTTAACTTCTTCTTCTAGGTTAAGCGTCCTTTCTGCTTCTTTTCTGCCCATTTTGCGACCTGCTCCGTGTGAACAGCTATTAAAACTCTCTGGGTTGCCCTTGCCCTTAACGATGTATGACTTTGTGCCTTGTGACCCTGGAATTATCCCGATAGTGTCTTCTCTGGCGAGTGTTGCTCCTTTTCTATGGACCAAAACATTCTTGCCAAAGTGGTTTTCAAATGTCGCATAATTGTGGGCGATGTTTATCATTGGTTGAGGGTTAATATCATTTACTCCAGAATGATGCTTAAAGATGTCTATTATTCTCTCCATCATCAGTTTTCTGTTGGCTAAAGCAAACTCAACGCAATAATCCATTTCTCGTAGATAGCTTTTAGCTTCGTCCGTTTCGATTGGTAAAAACGCTAACTCCTGCTTTTTGTCTATCGCTGAATAGTATCTTTCGTTCAGTTCAACAGCTATCTTGTTGTAATAATCTGCGACTTGTTTGCCTAGGTTGCGACTTCCACTATGTATCATCACCCAAATGTGTCCGTCTGAACCTTTTTGTATTTCGATGAAATGGTTGCCACCGCCCAAAGTGCCTATTTGAGTTTTGGCTTTTTGAAACTCTCTCTCAGTTATAAGTCCGACTGGCTCAGAGCCAAATTCTTGCTTCTTTTTGTGGTGGTCAAACCCAACCGGAACTGCTTTTCTAATCTCTCCCATTATCTTTTTAAGTGTGTCGGTGTCTATTTCTGTTAGCGAAGTCTTAACCGCACACATCCCACATCCTATATCCACACCAACGGCATTTGGCACTACAACGCCCTGTGTTGCCATAACTCCACCGATTGGCATACCATACCCCTGATGAGAGTCTGGCATTATAGCGATGTGATGATAGGCGAACGGAAGGTTGGCAAGGTTCTTGATCTGTGCCATTGCTCCGTCTTCAATGTCATCAAGCCACATTTTTACTGGTAATTTTTCGGTCGAAACAACTTTCATCCTTCTCCTTTTTTTATGGTCAGAGTGGTAGGAGTCGAACCTACGCTGGAGGTATCCAAGACCCCAGTGCTACCGTAACACTTCACTCTGCTCTTCTGCTTCATCCCACCCGATGAGAGGTGTCATCTGCATTTTTTGAGTGCATTTGCTCATCGGATGAGGCGAGGCACAAGCCTCTACCTGTAAATAAATCCTATGAAATTGTTAATTGCTACTCGTCTTTGGGTTATCCAGTTCTTGGTGTAATTAGACTCGTGGATAATTAAGTATCCGTCTTGGACTTCTTTGACAACCGAGGCGTGGGGGCTACCTTTTTCGACTGCGATTGCTCCGACTTTCGGCTCTTGCCCTTGGATACTTGCTCTACCACCTGCACCGATTGGGTGGCTGATTCCTGTTTGCTTCTTAGCCCATAGCACACAGTTGTTGGTGTAATCTTGGTAGAGTTTTGTGGCCTGTCCCCCTGTTCCATAGCTTCTTTCCACTTCTCTTGCCAATACTTCACGTCTTCTCTGAGCAAGTTCACTAGCCTTTCGTTCCTGCTCAAGTCGTAATCCTGTCTGATAAGTAGAATCACCAGGAATAATCCGACTACTGATATTACTATGATTATTGGCGTTGCGAACATAAATCTCCTTTATTTGGTTTGTGTTTATTATTAGAAAACTCGCTATTTCGATTAGCATACTCTCCAGTCTTTACTGATAAATTTGGAAAATATGTTGTCATAAGCTGGTATCCTCCGTGTTAAGCGGAAGCCCTTGTTTAATTTAATTTATTCAATTCGACCTACTGTGGTAGGGGTTGGGAGCAAGCCCTCCGACTTGCCCCCGTGTTGTGTTCGTTGCTTCTGCGAAAGCTACGAGTGTTGGTCGGAGAGGATATACCGCCTCTCCGTTCGGTTTTGGGCTGTTGTCCGCAGGATTGGTTAGCCTTGCGGAGGTTCGCCCAAAGCCTTACACACGCCCTAGAGCAAACCGTTCTCGATGTCCGTGATGTCGTTGTGGAAGTTGCTGTCCAGCCACTCGATTGCTCGTGCCTTGTTGTCGAAGGTGGCAACCAAGTGCCTTTTCATCACTCCGCACTTGCAGAGGAAGTAGTGATACTTCTCACAAGCCTCGAACAGGTCGAAGCTCCACTCCATGTGGACATACCCACAGACGAACTTCACAGTTGGTTCACCTCCAGCGTGGTCAGAGAGATGAAGTTGGTCTTGGCATCATCTTCGTCGAGGATGAACCTTCTTCCGCCGACGTGGACGATATACTTGCCGTCCTTGACCTCCAGTTCCGCCACTGTCTCCGTGTTGCCGTCCTTCTCTCGTTTCAGCTTGAGCTTCATTCCGTGCCTCCAGAACTTGGTAGTAGGGTGGGTTGCCCTGTGGGTGGAGTGTGTGTGCTATCCTTTCACAGATGGCACACCTCACCTCGCAGTTCTCGAACGAGTAGTCGCCTCCCTTGCACTTCATCCGTTTGGCGTGGTGTCCGTTCGCCTTGTTGTAGGGGACAAACTCTCCACAAATCGCACATACTCTATTCTGCATTTCCCAGCGTTTGTGCTTCGCTATTCCCCAGCCCGTAAGGCATCGCCTCCCTTTTTAATGTGCCTTCTTGCGTTCCGGCGGTAAGTGGAGGGGAACTCACCGGTGACTGCGCATCACTTCAGGAGAAGAATAGAACCTTCCACCTGCCGTCAGAACGCAAAAAAAGAGCCAACAAAAGAGGCTCTTATCTGCAACTAGGTTGTAATGTTTTTATGCATATACCCTCACTAATATTCTATTCCTAGCTATGATAATTGTCAATATGGTCTTTTACCCACTTATCCACATTTTCCACATCTTTTAGCTTTTCTTCGAGTTCTCTTATTCTTCCCTCTAGGGATAAGAAAACATCAATTAAGCTAGCCTCTGGGTGGTTCTTAATAATGTTAGATGGAACAAAGCGGTTTCTTCTTTTCACAGCACAATCAAGACAGTATTTTGCACCAGAGTTTCTTATTTGTTCTATTTCTTTTCCACAGGTTTTACACAAGTTCATTTTTCAATTCTCCTGCCTCAATATAATTTACTAACTTTTCTAATGCTACCTCTAGGCTAGGGTCAGAAAAGAATTTATCAACTTCTTTTTGACAGTCTTCGCTGGCATACTCGTAACCAACTTCCCAACCGTGTTCTTCGTGCCTGTGCATATAGAGCCAACAGTCTCTCAAGTCTGGCAATTTATCTAACGATGTTTGTATACTCATTTGTTTCTTTCAGGGGTTAATAGTTCGGGGGATTCGCTAAATAAGCTAAAATTTATAATGGTTAAAACCCATCGCTCCATACGCTTTTGGCATTATTCTTTCAGTCAGCATTTTGTTCCTACACGCCTCACAAAGTTCTATTTCAACTCGGTCTATGTAAGGACTTGTAGTCCGCCCTTCGTTCTGTTCTGTGGAAAAGACTACATCGACTTCATAAGTCCTTGCAGTGCCACAATGCTTTGAGTTCTCTATATCGCATTTTTTAATTATTTCTTTCATTTATCCTCCTTGTTTATCTAATTGCTCCCCTTTGGGGGGTAAATATCCTTGTAATTCCCACAAAAGCCAATCCCAATCTACATTCCAAGCACTCTCTTGCCCAACCAACTTATAAACGCCAGTTTTTCCAGATTTCATTTCGACTTCTATAAGTTTGCCCTCATCTCTTGGAAACTTTGGGTATCCGTATTTTGCATAGCACTTGTAAATAGTAGCCATTTTCCAGATTGGTTTCTTTATCCAGAATTGCCACCACTTTCTAATTGGCTTCATCTCTCTCATTTGTCTCCTTTATCTAATTGCTCCCCTTTGGGGGTTAAAATAACTTCTATATCTCACTTTTTCATTCCAATATTTCAATGCTTTTTTCAATTCTTCATAGTTAAATATTGCCCCGTGGCTATCGAAATAAAACGCTTTCATAGTATTTACACCAAGACGGGCATAATATTTTTCCATTTCTCTCAAATTCTCATAGGCCAGATTAGACGGCATTGGGCTGATTTTAACTGGTTCCCACTTGGTCATAGTTCTCCTTTAAGCACATAAGTTGCACCATCAATCACAATTTCTCTGGGATTTTTAACAACGTCTTCCTTTTTTTCCTCAATCGGAGTTATCTCGTAGTCACCTAAGACATATTGGTTTTTCCAGTAACTTGAACCTGTTTTGTCAGTTATATCGGTTATCTTACCCGAATCGTCTCCGCCGATAAACCAGCCTTTAGTGAATGAGGCTTTTGCAGAAACCCGAGCGTCACCATAAACCTGAGCGTCACCATAAACCCAAGCGTCACCAGAAACCTGAGCGTCACCAGAAACCCAAGCGTCACCATAAACCTGAGCGTTACCAGAAACCCAAGCGTTACCAGAAACCTGAGCGTCACCATAAACCCAAGCGTCACCAGAAACCTGAGCGTCACCAGAAACCCAAGCGTCACCATAAACCTGAGCGTCACCATAAACCCAAGCGTCACCAGAAACCTGAGCGTCACCAGAAACCCAAGCGTCACCATAAACCTGAGCGTTACCAGAAACCCAAGCGTTACCAGAAACCTGAGCGTCACCATAAACCCAAGCGTTACCATCTTGGCTTAGGTTTTCTTCTTTCTCGATGTATCCTCCGAGTTCTCCTTTTGCCACGCTACCGAAACTCATCTCTGCCTTAATCTGAAACAATGTCCTCCCACACCATTCTTTAGTCGTCTTTGTTAATGAATACTTTTTCATCTTCTTTTTCTCCTAATTAGTTAATTAACAGGTTAAGCCATTCTGGAGGGGTGATGGCTTAACCTTGCCAATTATCTAGTCTTAATGGCGATCAACAGGGTTGCGATTGCTAGAATAAGCACCGCACCAGACATTAACCAAAATACTGTTTCTGTCATTTTAATCCTTTCTAAATTACTAGAAAATATCAACAACATAATAAGCACCCAGAACATAATCACATACACTGTTTTCTGCCACCAATGCTCTAAAATCCACATTTTAACTCCTTTTACTGTTCAGAAATTCATTGAATATATCTACACAAACTGTCGAAAGTGAAGTGTTGGTAAACTTGTTGCGTAATTCGGTGTATTTCAAAAGTTTCTTGTGTAGTTCTTTCGGGACTGTGATCGTAATTCTAGTCTTGTTCTTTGGTATCATAATTCTCCTTGTAATATAATTCGTCTTGGCTCGGAAATGGTATGTGCGCGTCTGGTCCGAATTTCTCAACCAAGTGTCTGTTTAAAACTTCGTAAATCTTACTGACTTCCTTTGTGGTTAGGTCTTTACTGCTCTCTTTGCCTGTCATGGCTATCTGTATTTGCCTCCACAATCTATCCTTAGCGCTTTTCTCGTCCCACGGTATAGCAACACTCGGCTTTAATACTTTGCGCTGGTCTAGCCCCGCGTCATTGAGCTTTACGGATAAATCTCGTAGGTATTTGTGGAGTGCTTTGTTTTGTTGGTTAGAACGAATCATCTCTCTGTTTGCTCTTGTAAATTTTAAAGTCCGGGCGCTTCTCGTTGTCGCCTTTGTCGTTCTTAAAAATCACAATCTCGGTCTTAATTCCGTCAATCTCTACGTTCCCTGTAAAAAAGTCTGTCCCCTTAGTTGAAGTCTTGCTCCATAATGCGCCGATTGGTTTTTCCATAATTCTCCTTAAAATGCTAGAGATTCGACAATTTCGTCTATCTCTTTTAATGTTTCGATTTGCCAATTCTTAAAAAACTCTATTTTGTCTGCCACCTCTTCGCGTTTTACCTCAATGCAGTAGTATGGTTTGCAGGTTATTCTCGGGTCGTAAAATATAAAATATAAGGTTTCGAGGTCGTCATTTACTACGAAATACTGGATTACTTGGCTCTCAAATTCAGCCGGTATCTTTTTCTCGACAATCGCCTGTATGTGCCTTGCCGGTGAAATACACTTAATCTCTACCGCGCCGACATACTTTCCGTTTTTTTCAATAAGTCCGTCTGGTGAGTTTATCACTCTGTCGTCAAAATCCGATACACAAATTCCGTCTTGCTCAACTTTTAATCCTGTTTGCTTTTCAAATTCCTCAATCGCTTCATCTTCGAGCCGAAGTCCGCGATCCATTCGGTTCTCGTCATCAGGCTCAAGCCCTAGTCTGTCCGCGATTAACTGGTAAAATCCGATCTTGCGTCCGCCTCTTTTAGAGTAAACATCGCCTAAAACCGTGCCGGATATTTTGCCTTTGCGATACTCGAGCCACGCTTCACTGCCTTGCTCTAAATCAATTTTTTTCACTTAATACCGCCTTTCTCTTATCCTTAGCTTCGATTATTCTTGAGTCTGCCATTAGCGATCCGAGAGACATAAACATAGTTTTTAATTCGTCAAACGTTTCGGCTTGGTTCATTCTCCCGATTGCTTCGTCAACTTTTTCATCACGGTATTTGTAAAATTCTTCCATTTCTTCGCTTGAGGCAATTTCGCCAGAAGCCATGTAACCTAGCATCGCCAAGGCTCTGCCTGTTGCGATTGTTTCGAGTTTCTCAAATGCCTTGTCTCCTTTTCCGCTTCCCAAAGCGTGTCCTGTAGCTTCAGCTGATGTCGGTTCGGCTTTGTCTTTTAGTATTCTGGCTGAAAAAAGTATCTGTCCGTCTGGCTGAAATTCTGGCTTTGTTTCGATTAAACCATTCGGGCAATCCTCGCGGAATTGTTTAATTCTTTCGGAAACTTGAGCGTAGTCTTTGCCCTTGAGATCAATTGTCTTGACTTTGTTCGTCATAATACTCTCCCATTAAATAACTTATTTCGTCTGAATCTAATCCTGTGTCATAAAGTTCCTGCATAGTTTTCATAAGTGTTCTCCTTTTCTTCTTAAATAATATTCGTGTTTATATTTTTTAATCTTCTCTTGGTTTTTCAGCAGGTATTCTCGGATTTTGTCTTTGTTCTCGGCTCTATATTTTCTGTGGTATTCTCTCTCTATTCGCACTAGATATGATCACCGTCCAAAATCCTATCTAATGCTTCAATCTGGTCTAGTTCGTCAACTGTAATCTTTTTTCTTTGCTGTCTGCCTAATGCTGTCTGTGCTTGGTCTGCATCGAATAAATCCATTTTTTCTCCTTTTTAATTTAATCCGTGACAATGTTTGCTATATTTCCACGCACTCCAATTTCCTGTTCTGTCATATATCTTTTTTGCTGTGGCTATGTTTGTTTCGGTGTCTAAAAGTTGTGCTGGTGTCAATCCGTAAACTTCTAGCCATAAACTGTTTATTTGTAGTTGTCCGTAATCTTTAGTTCCGTTTTTGTTGGGTTTGCTTTCTTTATCCTGCATACCGCTTTCGCACCTTGCAACCTTTCGTGCTTCTTCCGCTTTGTCCTTGAAATATTTATCAAACAAATCTGGTTCGATATAATCGGCTGGAATATCTGCACTTTCAAAACTTCCTGCTTCTGCTATTTCGGTTTTCATTGGCTCGGCTGTTAGTGGCTGTCGGCTCATTTCGTTTAGTTCGCAAATGCCTGTGCAACCGGTGGCGATTAAAAGTATCCATAATATCGGTATCAAAGGTGCTAGAATATGGCGTTGTTTCCTTGTCTGTCGCTTTCTAAGGCGTTTTTTAGGCTTTGGGGTGGTGTTGGTGG